AGCTATGGCTGCCCTAGCGGGATCGGATGCCGGCAACGGTATCGCTCTCAATGACCTTGAGCAGAAGCGGAATTTAGCCAAAAAACTCAGCAGTAATCCTGGATTGAAAGAGCTTGTGCGGCGTCTCGGTGCTCTGCGTCAAGCTTGGGCTGATCGCAAACGAGCCCGCAGATCACAGACAAGTTACAGCGATATTGTAGGGGCTAAGTTTTCAGACACAGTAACGCAAGCTTTCCCTGCTGAAATTGCGCTGGCTGCTACAGAGCAAGGTCGGGCTTTGTTCGCTCTGAGGTACAGCCAGAAAACACTACTTTGCAAGGACTATGAGGCAAAGATTAAAGAACTGGACAAAGGCCCAGTGATCTTGTACATCGATATCAGCGGTTCGATGGCAGGAGAATGTGAGCTGTGGTCTAAGGCAATCGCTTACGTGGTTGCCGAAGAGTGCCTTAAACAAAAGCGTGCGACACACATTCATTTGTTCGATACTGTTGTCCAGAAGAGTATCCACCTAGATAAAGACCGAGCAGACAACGAACGTCTCCTCAACTTTGTGCTCAGTTGGACAACGAGAGGTGGGACATCGTTCTGCTCTGTAATCAACCACGCGCTGTCGGAAATTAATTTTGTTGAAAAAGCCGACATTTTGATGATTACAGACGGCAACGCTGAGGTGTCAGATCCTTTCGTACGTCGCCTTAATGCCTTCAAACAAGAGCATGGTGTGCAGTGGAACAGTTTCTGTATCGGTCAGCAAGCTCGTGTTCTGAAAGAGTTCAGTGATCATGTGCACACTGTAGACGTATTAAATGATCCTAAGAGCGCAGAGTTGTTTCAAGATGCTCTCCGTTAATGCTGTCACCTCGGACAAAGAGCGTAGATTGAGGGGCACTTACTACCCCTCGCATGAACAGGCACGCTGATGCAAGAGTAGTCAGGAGTATAGAGGCGAAGTCCTCGCCTGCTACAGAGAAATTTGAGCTAGAAGATTGGCTAGCGCAACAGTTGTTTGACACATATCACAACTTACATGAAGACGAATCTGAATTATTCCGATTCAGAGATTCTGTTCTGTTGTATGCGCCAGAGACTGAGCTAATAAATGCGACTATGCTGATTGGAAAAGACGTCACAGAACACTGTATTTTATTAAGCAGCTTCCTGTACAAGAACTACGGCGTTAAAAAGCTCGGCAATAAAGCCGATATAGAGATGCAGCTTATGCTGTCGGAGTACGACTTTGAGCTGATAGCGATGCAGATAACTGATGACCTAGTTACATGGTATGAAAACATGCACCTGGTAAAGGAGGTGCTTGAAAAGACAGTACTGTAACACAAATCTTAAATTAATCTAAAGACTGTTGCTTGGGATAGTGCGGAAAGATAGCATTCATGCGTTCTGCTTTCCATTACATGAACTTCAAGTTCGTCATCGGTGACACGACGCTAGACAATAGCGAAGCAAAAGCACTCCTTAATGCAGCTGGCAAAAAAACAGCAATCGTCGTCGACATCGCTGAGCATGTAGACCCAGCAATGATTGACGCTAAGAAACTGTTCTCGATCAGTGTTGAGACGAAGAATCCCACGCTGGCTTCTCTCGCTGCTAAGTTCGCTATCGAAGGCATCGAGACTCCTAAAAAACGCACGTACACGCGTACGGAAGCCAACCGGATCTCCCGCATCGAGCCAAAGAAAACGATTGAGGACTCGGACGAGGCAATCGACGAGCTATGCAAGATGGGGAGCCTCAAGGCTATTGGTGCAGCCATGATCCTGGACGGCGTCTCCGAAGGTCAAAACAAAACGCTTCGGCAGATTGCCACTAACTGCGTAAACGCCATGGCTTACCGTGGCTCTGTGAGCGCCGACTCTCAGTGCTTTATGGGTTTCTGTAAAGACGGCGAAGGTCACTACCGCACACTTAACCAGGGGCCGAGCGTTCCTCGGAGTGCCTCTTACCACGCCTCGCCGATGTACACCGCAATTCGCGACGGGGCTCAGCTTCTTAAGGAGTGGGGCTTGATCGAGCTTAAAGAGCTAATCGAGTTCGGTAGCAAAGACAAGGAGCTTGACGAGAACAGCCAGCAGCTCCGCCGCGTGGTGTACGCGGTTTCACCAACTGAAATGGGGCGAATGGTCGCAGCCGACTGGGGCGATATTTTCGATTTCATCAGTCACCGCTGGAGCAGCCGTATTCGAGCTAAAAAGTCCTACGCTGCCTGAACGGCGTGCCAATGAACCCACGGGGCGTCGAAAGGCGCCCTTTTTTACTCTCATGAAAATCTTCTACGCAGACAACGACAGCAAGTTCCAACAAGCAATCCAAGAGCTAACTCAGATACCAAAGCTTTGCTTGGATGCGGAGACCAGCGGACTCGACTCTCACGTTGCGAAACTGCGTTTACTTCAGCTCTGTACTACTGACGAGAAAGTAGAAGACAGAACTGTCTACGTTTTAGATCTGTTCAAAGTAAAGAACACAGCGGGATTAAAGGAAATGATCGAGAGCCGCGAGATGCTCTTGGGTCACAACCTTAACTTCGATCTTCAGTTCCTTCTGTCCCTAGGTATCGACTACAAGGGAAAGATCTTCGACACTTACGTCGCTGAGCGCTGTCTTCGAGCCGGCTTCAAAGAGAAAAAGATCTCGCCAAAACTTCAGAAACCTTACTTCGATGACGTCAGCTGCTCACTCAAAGCAGTAGTGAGTCGCCGATTGGAGCTCGACATCAGCAAAGAACAGCAGGTATCCGATTGGAGCAAGGAGGATCTTGATATCGAACAGATTGAATATGCAGCTAAAGACGTCGACCTCCTACCCAGCATCGCAGCAGATCAACTTAAAGAACTGGTAGAAGAAGCTCTCCTAGATATTTACTCACTTGAATCCAAATGCGTACGCCCCGTGGCGAGGATGTGTCATAGAGGATTCAACGTAGATGTTAATAAGTTAATAGCATTAAGAAACTACATAGAGCAGAAACTAGAAGAGATAACATTAGAATTCTGCACTAAGCTCGACGAGGCTTTGCCTTCAGACCTCAAGCTCCCACGGAACGTTGATGGATCTATTGCAATCGGCAAGAATCTGCGAAAGGAGTTCAACCCTGGATCTGGTACGCAGTGCAAAAAACTCTTCGACGCACTTGGCGTTGCTCTACCAACAAACCCTTCTACAGGAAAGAGCACTCTCAATCAGATTCAACTCGCAGAGTTCGATAGTGATGACCCGCTGCTAACCCTTTATCGAAAACGAACAAAGATAGAAACTCAGTTAGAACACGCTGAGAAACTCATCGCCAACGTCAACCCAATCACCGACAGGATTCACTCTGGTTACAACCAGTACGGAGCTAACTCAGGTCGATTCACTTCCAGTGGTGCGAAAAAGACCAGCGCCAAGAAAGTTAAAAACCAATTTGCAATCAATGCACAACAGATCCCAAGGGATAAAGAGTTCCGTGAGTGCTTCGTAGCCACGCCTGGCTACAAGCTGATTATCTGTGACTTCAGTCAGATCGAGCTGCGTTTAGGTGCAGAGCTAATTGGCATCCCTCAGATGATTGAGGCGTTTAAACAGGGTCATGACCTTCATACTGTTACAGCTAGCTTGATCTACAAGGTGCCACTTGAGGAAGTTACAAAGAGCCAGAGGCAGGAAGGTAAAACTCTTAACTTCGCTCTGCTATACGGCATGGGCTTCCGAAAGTACAAGACTTACGCAGCGCAGAGCGGAAAAATTATCTCTTTGTCGGAAGCAAAAGTCGCGCACCAGGCTTTCCATAACGCTTATCCACGGCTCAGGCAGTGGCACCGCGAACGCGCAGCCCTAGTTGAAGACGGCTGGACTTACGTTCGAACTCCCTTAGGGAGAAGGCGTTTGCTTTCGTACGACGACGCAACCATGACTGCGTGTGCCAACACGCTGATCCAAGGGGCGGGTGCTGATATCCTTAAGCTGTCTTTAGCGAATTTGAGCCCTTTCCTGGGTGACGAAGCTCACCTAGTTGCCTGTGTGCACGATGAAATCGTTCTTGAAGCTGTTGAAGACAAGGTTGAACACTACAAAGAAATCCTGGAGCGCTGTATGAAAGAGGCGGCTAAAACCATTCTCAAAGAGGTGCCGGCGAAAGCTGATGCTAGTTTCGGTGGCGATTGGGCGGACAAGTGATCATGACTCAGACTAAAAAGCGTATCCGGCCTCTGTCGCCAAGCAAATTTAAAGCAGGTGATCGCGTCACAGAAAACATTAAGAACATTACCTGCTTCAACCCTTTCGCAGATCAAACAGTAAAGGACAAGGTCTCGCAGTATGTAAACGGTACTCGTGTAGGTACCGTTAAAGAAGTCTTTGTGAAAACTAACAAGCGAGGGGACCGCAGGCACTACGCGTCTGTTATATGGGACGGATATAAGTCAGCAACAGATCATGAGCAAGGTAGGCTAGCGATCCACGTCGCGTCGCAGATACAGGAAGAGAAAAAGGTCTCAGCCTCTCGCAAAAACAAATCAGTCGCAGCCGTAGAGATTTTGAATTTGGATGCGGTGAGAGAAAAAGAAGTCTTCACCGCGAAGACGGAAAACGGTTACGTGGGCTGTGTACGGATGTCTAGTGGAATCTGTTTTACGGTTGATGTATTCTCCAGCGCTTTAGAAGCAGCTAACAAAGCACGAAGTCTCAAGAAGCAGTTAGAGCTCCCTCCAGCTCAAGAATGTAAAGAAACCAAAAAAAACACAGAAGAAATTAAAAAATGTGTAGTCAAGAAAACCGTAAAAAAGGTAGCCTTGAGATCGAGATTGTACACCCTCGACGAGACCAAGGCAATGCCGCTCCTGCGTTTCCAAGAGGTATGGGTTATTATAAAGAACTCTATGTATGTCAGTGACTGTTTAGATAAAGAGAGACGTAACCTAGTAAGTTACACATCAAATAAAGATAAAGCATTATACTTTACATGCCATGAAAAGGCTAAAATGACTATGCGCGTACTCAAGGGAACGATTGGACCTGGATTTGACCTAAAAAGATTTTTTATCGAGAATAAGTAAATAGGTTGGTTGTAGTCATGCGATTTGCTGGAGACTTTTTTGGTGTGCCTCTAACCACGGCTGCCGAAGAAAAAGGATCAGTGCTGGTGGACTACTTCCCCGAGCTTAAAAAGATTCAAAAAGGTTCGGAAGAACGAGAAGCGGGAGCCCGTGGTTACGGGAACACACAGGCCGTGGCTCCATTCACAGGTTTCAAAACCATGGAAGGTTCTCCGCAGGCGTCCGCCGCGCCTCAGTTCTTTGGATTTAAAACTTTTGAACAAGCAAAGACCAAGTAAAGCTAAGCTACTTAAAAGAATATCGTCTAAAGTAAATACAGTATTCTGCGGCTAATCCGTAACTACTAGGTTTTAGCGATGACGGCAACTCCTACTACTCCTGACTACGAAAAGTTCGGCCGCACTCTTCGTAAGGCCGGAAGTATTTTTGGGTTCGACCTAGCATCTCTTTTCGAAGACGAAGAAGGAGAAGCTGTAGAAGGTTTTGAGGGGTTTGCGCCGACTTTCCGGGTGGAAAGCCAGCTGAAGGGACGTAGCCCCAGCACGATGACTTATAAAGCACCAAAAACGCCATCAAGAACAGCAGTATTTGAACTTGCACCTAAACTTCCTTCGGCTATTGGCGGAGAAGGCGGCGGAACAACTGTAAATATTCAAATGCCTACGGCTGAAAAAGAAGAAGAAAAAGAAGAGGCACCAGTTTTTCTTCCACCGGTGCAAGAAAGAGCTGACCGCCTCCTTAGTAGCTTTATTGGTAAGGGTGGTACAGGTGGCGCTATCGGCGCGATGGGTGTTGGGCGTGCAATGGAGTTCGGCTACACGCCGGAAGAAATTCTCAGCAAGGCTCGTGCTGAAAACCTTACGTTTGGGGAGCAGGCAGCCCGTAGCCTCGGTATCAGCACAGATCTCAAAGGATACACCGGAGAAGGTGCAACAGCAGGCGCATTAGGCCAAGCTGCCGTTGAGCGTATGCGTGCTGGCGGCCTCTCGGATGTTGCGATCAGGTCGCTTGCACAGCAGCAAGGTCTGAAATTCGGAGAATCAGCAGCTAAGAATTTGGGGGTTAGTGCCGCTAAAACGTATCAACGTCCCGCTTCGGCAGCACCTGCGATTGCAAGCTATGCAGCATCACCGTCTCAAGGAGGCACAGCAGGTGCAATCGGCTTAGCGGGGATTCAAAGAGCCGCCGCTGCTCAGGGTATTACTCCACAGCAGGCTGCGCAAAGAGCTTTAGCGCAAGGAACACAACTCGGTGAAGCAGCTAGGGCACTCTTGCGTTAATATTCATCGTCTTTAATTAAATCCATGTCTTCTTCTGTGACGTTTAGGTCCTTCAAGGGAACTAACGGAGAGCCTAATGGCTTCGGGTTGGCTGCTTTAAAGCGGGCTCGTGACGCCGGCTTCAGCGATAAAGAAATTGTTGCTGGAGTGACTGCTGAAGGTCTTCACTTTGGTGAAAAAGCCAAAGAAGCGTTGAGCGGCCTGATCACTGAATGAATTACGAGCTACGCTTAAAGCAGTAGCGAAAAGTTCGTGAAGTTACTAAAGCGCCTTCTCGAAGGAAGATTTGGGGTATGGCTCAAGCTGTACCCCATTTTTGCTGCAAGCGAGGAGGATCGCAGACGTATTATTCAGGCGGCAGAATTTCAGCCAAATGACATCTATTGACTATTGTTTAGTCGTTCAACGAAACGAAAAGAAAGTAGAGATAGCTATAGCAGCTAACGATTCAAACCACGCTCAAGCTCAGGCTGCGGACATAACCAGAGCACTTCAAGCCGATACATTCTCTCTGTCTTATAAAGTCGTTGAAGAGAGCAACCTCGCTACCCTGTTCAAAAGGTTGGCATTGAGCGACTTCGAACACGGATGCTGCGAGGAGTGGAGCGGATGTTTCTGCAACGGCTCACCTGTGATCTACGCCTTGGGCTGCAAGTACTACGTGCGCCCCTTGATACTAGATTATCTAGAAATCAACAAAGACGGTTGCGTGAAACCGTCTTGCGGCAACCGGCTCTGTATCAACCCGTACCACAACTCTTACAAAAGAATGAAGGCGTCAAAGCTCGGTGACGCAGACACGAATTTGGTACTAGCATTCTCCAGCCAAGGCGTTCCTGTAAAGGAGATCGCCAAGGCACTCAAGGTACACCGCTCAACGATCTACCGAACGTTAAACCGTGAACATTTTCATGCTGGGCCTGCGCATCACTGACGCAGCCGACATTGACGAAAGCAAAGTCGTACACGTCTTAGCTGAGTCTCTACCTTCAAGCGATCGACGTGTGACGACTAAGGTGCAGCTCTCTACAAAGGAAGACCAGTACAACGGAAAAATCCTTAAAGAGCTCAAAGAAAAGCAGACTGTTTTCGCGATCGGTCCAACGAAGGCAACGCCTGATGGCGTGCTTCAAATGCAACCAATGCTCGTGGTTACAAACGACAACTGGGATGACCTCCTAGCAGTCAACTTGTTTGTGTCCACAGGGGGCTTGGGACCTGTGACTGAGGAGACTCAGCTTGGGGACAACACAGTCACTAACCGGTCGTTGGCTTGGCAAGATGAAAAAGGCGAAACGTCTTGGTTCAAGCTTTCGGCTTGGGATGCTTTGTCTTCACAACTGGCCGAGCTCGCTCCGGGCACACCCACTATTGCGGTTGGTCGCGTAAGCACTAGCGAAAAAGAAGATCGTAAGTACCTTAACTATGGCGTAGAGAAAATTCTTTACCTGCCGCGCAGCAAAAAAGCTGCTCCCGCCAAGGCTGCTGACCCTGATAAGGGGAAAGTGTCCACGGCTGCTCTCGGATCTCTGGACTTCTCTCTCTGATTAAGAACCATGGTTTTTATTGCTGGCAAATTTTCGGCCGATGAGATTCTCTGTCAAGTCCCGCCGCACACACTTCGAATCGATCTTCAAAGCCGTTATTGGAAATCCGATACTGACAGCGAAGCGGCGATCGTCGACAGTAACGGTAATGGGATACCGATTTCGTTTGTCTTACTCGGCTTCACGCCGTACTTCGGCAACCTCGGTATGCGATCGCACGAGGAGTTTATTCGTATTGCTTACATTGGTGTTGCACCTAACCATCGTCTGCTTCCGCCTCGGTGTGTATGCACTAGCATCATCAGTGGTAAGTCGTCTCAGAGGAACTTCATCTCGTACTTCCAGACGCTCTACAACAACCGTATTAACGTAGGCGAAGTCATCACAGAGACTAAGTTCGTTCAAAAATCCTTCAACGAACGCGACCCGATGACTGGCGCCGATGGAGCCAAGATCAACTACAACGTTTTAGAGTTCAGGGATCGCCCTGCTCAAACGGATGAAGAGCAAAAGCTCATCGAAGACATCAGTAATTGGCTTGACTCCGGTTCAGGAGATTTGGTGGCATCTGCTCTACGCAGTTCTATCTCCGGTGCTCATTTGGTTGAGCTACCTCTGGGAGAAGACCACGCGGAGATTAAAGAAGCTTTCATCGAAGCTCACCCGAAGCGCTTAGAAGGTGCTGCTCCGGCTGGTTTGGCTGCTTTACCTGCAGGCGCTGGTGCTCCTGGTGCTAAGGCTGAGACCCCTCCTCAACCCAAGAAAGCTGCCGATAAGAAAGAGCTTACAGAAGATCAAAAAGCAGCACTCAAGGCTGCCGGACTTGATTTTTGAGTTAAGCTCTACCTGGATTGTTCACTCCGAGGGGCGCCCTTAAAGCGCCTCTTTTTTGTGCCTACAGATCTAAGAGGTCGCCAAAAGAAGGTAGGTGCACACCATACGCTATACAGTATTTGATAATATTTTCAAGCAGTTTGGCTCTGATCAAGTAATTTGCGTAAACCACTTCAAGTACTTCACGAGCTTCTTTGCGGCTAAGCTTATCCATGCCGTCCAAAAAAGCACGGTGCGTGAACTGCTGCTCAAGCGTTAAGTGAGAGCGCAGTTTGTCTACCAACTGTTCAGACATGTCAAATTTTTACCGCGTCCCTCGTTACGTCTTTGATCCTATCCGTAAATCAGGTCTTATTGAAGGTACGGTGCTCCTGCCGTACGACCCAGAGAAGGTACTCGAGAAGCAAGTAAGCAAAGCAAACGTGTCAGACATAATCACAAACGACTGTGAAGAGAACTTGGTAGATTTTGCGTGGTGGTCACAGCAGAAAGGAAAAATTGATTGGGTCATTGCAATCACTCAAGGTATGAAAGACTACACAAAGTGGATAACAGAGTGTGGTTTACAAGCAGCAAGAAAAGGTGTATGCGTACTAGACCGTTTAACATTCTTGGAGCCCACACGGGCACGCGAAGATTTCTTACGAGACGCGTCCCTCACAAACATTAAGATCTTGAGTCCAAGGCCCTCCTTTCGTGCGGATGGTAATAATTCAAAAGACCCTGTAACCTCTGCATGGTTTGTGTTCCAAAAACCAGGAGCAGCACAAGTTAATACAACTATCGATTTCGAAGTAGGGTGGCATCGCCCACAAGACCTAAAGCTATGAGCAAGCGGCTCTTTCGACAACTAGATCAGTTAATCGAGCTCCAAAAAGAACAGAACCGTCAGCTCGATAAAATTACTGCATTACTTGTAGGTCAACAGCTACTCACAGAGTGCGTTGATTATCAGGGTAATGCTCGTTCACCAGAGGACTGCGCTGAGATTACCATCGAAGGATTCTCTGCCGCTCTGTGCTTAATGGGTGAACTAGACCAGCGAAATCGTGAATATCAGTATAAAAAGTCTGAGTTCTTCTTAAACGATGCGGATGAAGACGAGGATGACGAAAATGATGGTCCTCTAATGTCAAGTTCGTTCTAATATATCTAGGAATTGACACGTTAATTGTGTCCGATACAAGAGTAACGATCAACGGACTAAGGCACTATCTCTGCGCTGGTGTTTCTAAGCCTCTTCCTTCTGTAACCTCTGTTCTGAGCGCCACTCAATCTGAGACGACGCGTAAGAAACTGGCGCACTGGAATCTAATGAACCCAGGTGCTGCTGATGCAGCGGCAACTAGAGGCACTTGGATACACAACAGTGTAGAGGATTATTTGCGTGGACTCAGAGTAATCCCATCAGAACAATATAAACCCTACTGGGAAGGTGTTCCCGAGCTACTGGATGACCTTTTAGATGGTGGTCGGGTGCTTTGGAGCGAAAAGCCATTTAATCAACCACGCTGGTCTCAGTATGTCGGAGATGACGGCGTCGGGCGTATACATTACTACGATGAGTCTACAGGCCATGGTTATGCTGGCTGTTGTGACTTAATCTACATGAACTCGAATGCTGAGATCATTCTGGCTGACTTTAAAACCAGCAACGGCCCCTACTCAGCTCGATTCCCAAATAAAAGTCAAAACATCGACGAGAAAACAAAGAAAGCTCTGATATCAGGGGTTTTTAAAACTAAGAAGACGAGGCTTCAGCTTGCTGCCTACAAGTTAGCTGCAGAGGCTTGCCTTGGCATTAAGATAGTTAAGACGCAGATTATCGTTACAACCGCCATTAAAGAATTCAATACTCAAATATTCACTTTCGGTTCTGAAGAAGTTGAGAAGGATTGCGAGAGTTGGCTGCAAGTTTTAAAAAGTTACTACGAACTTCATCCGCAGGCGTAGAATCAAACCCACTCGAAAGCGCACCAGGACAGGGTTCTTCACTCTGTCTTAAGGTTCGCTCGCCCAAAAACAGGCCATACTAGAGGCGCTCAGCGACATCTCATGAAGTTCATTTGCTCTGTAAACCTCGGGGTCGTTCCTCACCTCGACCCCGAACTGGGCAAGATCGCGAGCGGCGGGAACTTCACAGCGTTCAATTCAGGCTGGGACTCATGTGAGTTAGATACGAATGAACTCGCAGAAGTTTTAGGCAAACAAGCGGGTCTTTGCGCTTGGCATCTGCAAGACGGTAAACGACAAAAAAACCAAACTGGAGTCATAAAAGCTGGTCTGATTATTGTCGATATCGACAACCAAGCTGACTACAAAGACGAGAACGGAAATAAGGTTCAGAAGCAAGAACTCACGGTAGAGCAGGCACTAGAACTTGATATATGTAAGAAGTATTTAACTCTTGGCTATTACAGCCCATCGACATCAGAAGAGTGGCCACGCTTCCGCTTGGTATTCGGACTACAACGTACGGTCATCAATCCTGCTTTTTACCAGTGGTTCTGTAAACAGATTTATGCGCAGATTCCAGGATCAGACGTCCGAGCGACGACGATTCCGAATCTGTTCTACGGACCCAAAAACCCTGAAGCTATCTTCGCCAAACCAGGCCGTTTCATCCCG